TCAGCTTGGACCTCAGCCTGCGTGCCAAACGTCTCAACACTAATGAAGATGTCTCGGATGTACTGCTGCCGCTCTTGAGGTAGTTGGTAGTACTCCTCAGTACGGATATAGTCACCAAAGACTTCACCAAACGACTTGAGGTCATCGGTTGGGAAGATCTCAATCGTAGCGCCAAGCTTAGCTGCGTTAAGCAGATCCTGTGCGTGGGCCATTGCCTGCAACTTCTCGCTCACCTGCTCTAGGCCACCACCAAACGTCAGTTCCTTCATCGCTTCGTCAGGCTGCATCATGCCCATCTGAACTAACTCAAGGACTTTCTGGTCGCGATCTTGGCGCTCATCACGGAACATCGACCCTGCCTCGATGAAGACTTCAGGGTCTTTCATAAGGCTTGTGCTGTCCAATGAATGAAACACAACCTGCCCGAGGTTATCAAGCATGCGAACCATGCGCTTCTCGGTGTAATACTTTTGCATAAGCGTTAGCGCTACTTTACCTAAATCAGCAACAGCCTCTTCTAAGTCTTCTTGCGTCACCATCAACTGTTGCGAATCTTTGTTTGCAAGCGATTGCATAGCAACACTAGAGGTAACCCCTACCGCTCGCTTGCCAAGGCTTGTAGCGTGGACGCCAGCCACGTCTAACATCTCTCCGTGCAGCACCGACACCTGTTGAAGAACGTAACCAGGCAAAGATGGCATCTGCACCGGGATAGGACGCTGGCCACCTACGTCGTTGTAGTAAACTTTCTCACCCCGACGACGAGTAATGCTTGCTGGTGGAACACCTGCGCTCTTAGGAATCATCCACTTCGGGTTGGCGATCAGATCACTGTTCTCGATAATCTGACCACGCACTCGGTTGTACTGGTCCTGAATATCAAGCAGTGGCTCAATCATGCCCATACCCCACAACTGACCTGGCACTGGCGTGTAACGGACAAACTGGATTGGCATGGTTTTGCCTACCCACTCCCCCTCAAAAAGATAACTACCACCAAGAACAACGCGACGCTCACCGCTGCGAAAGTAAACATCATAAATCTCAACCCTATCTTTCGGTACCGACGTTTGACGAAGCCTGAACCATGAAGCACCCGGAGTAGCGTTCGTCGCATCAGCAGCGTTCTTAATTACGTCTTTCTTATTTGGGTACGCTTCCTCAAGTTCTTCACGATTGACAAGCTTAGCGTACGCAATCCAGTTGCACTGCTCAGGGTCATCAAGACCAGGCTCAAAGTACAGATCGTAAGGACTAATAACCTCAGTGGTTACTTTCTCGCCGTTGTACTTGGTGTGCAATCCTACGTTACCACAAGTCAGCAACCACCGGATAGCGTCCACCATCTTGCGCTTGAGCTTGTCACTGTTCCAGTAATACTTGAGTGCGTACTCGCAACTCTTTGCTTTAATAATATCTTCGTTTGATTCGCTGGCGGGCAACACGGTGGCTGATGGGTAAGCCAGTGTTAGGCGAGCCTGAACGTTGCGGTAGATGTTGACGATTAGGTTAATGGTTACCTGCATCTCGTCAGCGCCCGTGCGCACGAAGGTCTGTTTTACCCTGTCGTATTTAACGTGTTGCTTACCCTGTAGAAACAACAAGCAAAGATCCCAAGCACGAGCAAACTTCTGCCGATCACTTCTACACTTTGCAATCTGATCCGAGAGTTTACCTGCGTCAGGAATCTTCATGTCTCTACCTTACGAATAACTAACATTTTGTTTGGAGTAGTCCATCTTACTCTTGATGCGCTTCGCCGCGGCACCACGCAAGGACTTACCTTCAGCCGCTGCTTTATTGAACTTCTTCTTCCCGTACTTCTTGCGACCGATTGAGGCAGCAATAGCACCAGCAGCTTTAGGGCTCTTGCCCTGAGCCTCGAGTTTACCTTGTAACTTCTTGAAGCCTACATAGGCCATGTTACCATCTCCATTTGAGACCAGCGCCGACAGCCCATTCAGGATCACCGCCCCAGTCTGATTTAATCTCGCCTGTCATCCCGACTTCAAATTGCTTGCTGACACGATGAGTAAGATCCCCACGGACAAACCAAAGATCGTCGTTACCGCCAAGGTTGAGATCGAGGCCCCCAGAATCCTTTGGATCAAGATTCTTTATTCCTGGGTTCCTGGGGATGGTGCCGGGGGGTTATTGACGCTCTCCAAGGCCGCTCGCTTTTCTTTAGCAGCATCCTGCCAAGCGACACCTAGGATTGCACCAAGCAAGCCCATAACACTTACAACGATTTCTTCGACCGGCATTTCAGGATTGATAGCACGAAGGACCAACGGCAACAGCGCTGCTGCGATCCCCATAACAATCTTACGCCAACCAGTTCCGCCATTCTTCATTTGACCACCTATGGTTCCCCAAGAATATCTTGAGGCGAGAAAGGTTTGTTAACGTCCTCAGAGGGATCACTCCCCCACCAGTTCCGAACATCACGCCAGATGATAAACACCAATGCGGTCTGAGCCAGATCCAGTGAGAGAGCAATCCACTCCACGTGAGTACTACGCTGCCGGGAAGTTCAAGCCGACCAAGATCGCATTGCGATTAGGCTGCTTGCAAACCAGGTTGTAGTAGTACCGGACGTATGCTTCGTACGAGTCGCTGTTCGAGACTCGACTAAGGACGTTACCATCCAAGTCAGCCAAGTTCGGATCTTCGATCTGCACCAACGACCAAGACTTGGT